AACAGATAGCGTTAATCCTGACGCTTTAAATCCACCGCGAATAGTAAAATTTGATTTAGTTATAACCATGAAGTTAGCAAAACTACTCGAGAGTTGAATTTCTTTCAGGCCAAAATCTAAGTCAACATCACCATCAATTTGTTTTCCTGGATCAACAACACTTAATTTAGCAGATGTCGTGGTAATCTGTTTAAGTGAAATTGGAATAACGTCTTGTCTTTCTACTGCGTCTGCAAGTAAACCATTTAGCTCAGACGCACTTATTGCGTTATACAATTCATTCATGTCATAGCTTGACTTGATCATCCAAATGTCAGCAGGATTCCAGTTATCATTTAATTTTTGCGTAAGCTTTCTTGCAGTGTTATACAGTTTCTTTGTTTTGTCTTGACCCTGTCTTTCGTACGTGTATCCGCGTGTGCTTTTTACATACGGCTTAAGCGCCGCTAATTGCTTTAGGGCGCTTTCATAATAAACTGTCTTATATTCTTCTTTATTAGTTCCAAGCTTTTCAAAGATCTCATCTTCTTCGATGAACGTGTTTGTATCAAAATATTTTTGAAACACCCACATTGATATGAGTTCTTTCACTTCGGTTAATAGATTTGTTTTCGCTTTAGAGCTATTGCCGTTATGATTAAACGAATTGTTAATTGCCGAAGCACTTCCAATCACTTGGTAGATTTTATTTGAGCTATCTTTAAGATAAACTGAGTCTTTACCTGTGCCTAGACTAATAATATCATCGGCTTTATCTGCATTACGTGAAACTTTAAATACCGAAACACCAGATTCGAATCCATATTTCTTAAATGCAAGTTTTGAAGTAGGTGACATTTTACTGGGATCTTTTAAGATCACTTCGTGTCCTTCACCGTATTTGCTATTATTGACAATAGTTGCCATCATTATCTCCTAAACACTTTAGAGTATTTATAAAACTTCACCTGCGCATAGAACTGACTTGAACTGCTTGTTCTCGAGAAGTGATTGGCATGAGATTACTTTTGTGAGTTGTTGCAATACCAATAATGTAGTCACCAGTGTATACGTTGTCAGCCCTTTTGGCACCATTACCTGCAATGCCGTTTGTCAACTTAGCATTTTCAACGATGCCTTGACGTAGGTTTACGTGCTCAACGCCTTTGAGTTTCATACGAGCACCGACACCTTTTGACGCCAACCATTCGTCATGGCGTGCCTGTGCCTCGATCATCCTTTTGTTCAGTTTCTTCTTCGTCTTCATCCGTTAACTCATAATCTGGAAATTGGCCTAGGGCAACACCAGTAAAGAAGTATCTGCTTTCTTCAGGCACATAGTTGACTCGTAGGTACCAGTCAAGTTCTTGCTCTGGAGTAAGGATAACACCTTTCTTAGTGTGCGGCATAAAACCACAACTATCCCACTGAATTGCTTCCTTCAGTGAGATGCTGTAGTCACTCATCATATCAATAAGTCGTTTGTAGTAAATATCTACAGGATACCTACTACGAACTCTTGAAGCTGGACTATGCTTCATCATATAGGCGTTCATCCGCCAATTCGTTTACATACAAGGTTTGAACAAACGAATATGGCGCGCCAGACAAGCGCATCGCAGTCAAAAGCATGTTGTCAACGTCAAACACAGCACGCGCGCTTTCCAGAATCCGTGCCTCAACGATAGCTTCTTCAATCAATTCACGCATAGTCATAGTCATTCTCCTGTTACGTACTATTCAGATATAATCCAAATCTCAGCAGATGTCAATAGCCAAAATTCAGTTTTATATAAATACTATCATGAGTGCATGTAATTACGCCTAAACAGCGTAGAGGCAAGTGTGATAGTTTACAAATCACAGATGGAAAAGTTGGGGTCGCATCAAGTATGCCAGTGGGGTTCTGCCCAACATTCGTGTATCGTACAAAATAGAATGCCGTTCAATTAGTTTTGGACGGCATTTTCTTTTACGTGGTCTGGATACGTAAGAGTAAAGAATGTAGGAGTGTATCCATCAAATCCCGATCCACGGTTTAACGATTTGGCTAAACGAGTAGCCTCGACCATATTGTTTCGACTCACTACGACAAGGTCTGTAGCGCGTTCAACGATTTCAAATAAACCGCTCTTCTCTTTTACTGTGTAACTCATTGGTCAAATCCTCCAAAATTTGGTTTCTTTTTCTTAAAACTTCCAAGCTTCTTTGGTTCGAAGTCGTCGTCTTGCATCATGCTACTGTTATCAAAGACGGGGCGATCTTCTTGCTCAATTTGCTTATTGCCACCAGTGATTCCATTTTGCGCAGACTCCTCAACGTCAAACAATTTCATCTTTGCTCGATCAACACCAATGACGAATCGTTTTGGACTATCAATACTACCCCATCGATTCTTCAATTGCTTGACCATCAACTGACCAAGTTTTTCAAGATCTTCAGTTGAGATGAGTGCAAACATGAAGTCAGCAGTTGCAGGAAGACCAAACGATTCTGAGGTGTCAGTGATTTCAACATCTGAGTTGCCATAACCACTACGAGTAGTTTGAGTAGCAGTCATCACTGGTACGTTAAATTCCATCGCAAGGCCACGAAGTTCTTCGGCAATTGATTTAATCAAAGTGTACGAGTTAACATTGGCACCATGCTTCAGTCTTGCACTTGTACAGATGTTAAGGTAGTCAATGAAGATAACGTCAGGCGCGAATTTCTTTTTGAGTTTGAGTTCGTTGAGCAGATGGCGGAAGTGGTTTGCACTTGCAGAACCAGTTGGGTATTCCTTTACGATCAACTTGCCCGTTGTTCGAGCTTTCACCTTCTCAATTTTGTTTTGATAGTTACCCTTAAGCAGGAATCGTAGATCATCGAGTGTAACGTCAAGTAGGTTAGCGTCAATACGTTCTGCGATACGTTCTTCGGCCATTTCCATCGTAATGTACAGAACATTCTTACCAGACATTAACATTGATGATGCACAGTGAGTCATAAACAAAGTCTTACCAACACCTGTGCCGGCAAGAGCCACAGACAATGATTTTTTGCTAAGGCCACCTTTAGTAATTTTATTGAAGTACTCAAGGTCGAACTCAAGCTTTTCTTCAACACGATGATAGAAGTCAAATCGTTCATCTGAGTTTTCAAGGAAGTCATGACCAACATTTGAGTCAAAACTAACACCGAGTGCATCACTTAACAATTGTGGGATAGAACCCTTATCGAGTTCTTTCACCTTACCATCAAGGACGAGAATGGATTGCCTAACAGCATTGTAAATTGCTTTATCTTGACAAAACTTTTCGGTCTTATCGACTAACCAATCAATGTCAGTCTTTTCATCATACACAAGACTGTTGACAATATCATTGACTTGTTTGTATCGTTCTTCGTTCAATGAGCTTGAGTCGTTGATTGCGACCTCTAAAGCAGTTTTTGTTGGAAGACCGTTGTACTGATCGATGTATGCTTTGATTTGGCCATATACGAATTTTTCGTTTTGATCGTCAAAGTATTCATCCTTAAGAAATGGTAATACTTTACGGACATAGCCTTCGTTATGTATCATGCCCGCTAGGATTGTTTGTTCGATCATATGTGCCTCTAATAATTTTTACAATGTCTTTTGAAGATACTAGTACGCACCTAGCTTCAATTTCATTTTTTCGGGTTTTTGGAATATCGTAGTGAGCAAGATTTTTAGTATTGTGGAACCAATGGCGGCCGATATTTAAATCAACCGCCATTGCGTGAAGGTTTTCAACTGAATATGGCATACAGACTAGGTGTCGGCTTCCATCCGTGAAATACATTAATCCTCCAAATCATCTTCGAATGTATCACTCTGAATTTCTGAATCATCGTCACTCATCATAGAGCGAGAAGCTACAGTGTACTTGTTCTTAATATAACTCGCAAAATCCGTTTTGTCAAACATCATTTTCCAAAAAGTGCCGTTATCGGCAATTTCTTTTGCCCGCATGAGTTTATCAGAAAGGATTTCACCAGTCGCTGGGTCAAATGGTTCATACCAACCAACCTTTGGTTTACGTAGATAACCACCTTCTTCGGCAACGTCCATCAAGCCAGACCACTTGGCGATACCACCATCAAAGGTAACTGTAATCGGAATCTTTGACTTTTCACGAACATGGCGAGATTTCTCGATGTTGATCACAAAGTGATAACCTTTGATCTCAGTGCCATCTTTTTCTTGTTGGCGACCAATAATCCAGATGTTGTCTGCGCTCAAGTAGATACCTGTACCACCACTTACAATTGCCTTTGGATACAAGCCTTGTTCCATATAGATGTGGTTAACCACAACCATTGGAATATCTTTTAGGTTAAGGTGAGGTGTAACAATTCGGAACAGTGATTTGATTTGCTTTGCACGAGACATGTCAGCGACTGACTTACCGTCTTGAGCGTCATCAACTTCTTTCTTCGATGCAAGGTTACCAATTGAGTCAAGAACAATAATAACATGATCTTTCTTCTGGATTGCCTCAAGCTGTTGAACAATATCAAACTTGAGTTCTTCAACGTTAGTAATAGGTGTATGAATTACACGAGTCATATCAACACCAAAGGCTTCAAAGTAGGCTTGAGGTGTACCAAATTCCGAGTCATAGAACAAGATAACTGCGTCTTTGTATTTTTGCTGATAAGCTGCAGCCATAAGCAATGCAAACGCCGATTTAAAGTGTTTTGATGGCCCTGCAAGCATAGTAAGACCCGGTAGAAGCCCACCATCAATAGAGCCTGATAGTGCAACATTGACCATTGGTACTTGCGTTGGGATTGCTTCCTTTTTACCAAACACTGTAGAATCAAGTAGTGGTGCTGTGAGCTTTAAGGTAGATGATTTAATTAATTTATCCATAAGCGACATATGCGATTATTCTCCTGTTATTGCGATTTTAATTCTAAAAAGAGTTTTACAACCTTGTTATTTACTATATACTAAAAACGTATCAATGTCAACTAAAGAAACTTTCCAGAGTATTTACGTGCTCGAGTTGCCAGTTGATTGCATCAGAAACCAATTTGAGTGGATCCTTGAATGTTTTATCGAATTGCATATCATAGTCAATATACTTATGCAATTCAAATTCTTTTGGTAGAAATTGAGGAAACGATATGATGTTGCTTCCCAATGTATTTGGCAACTTAAGATAACAGAACTTTACCTTATTGCCATTCTTGATTTCATCTTCGCGAAGTTTAAGCTCACGCACTTTTTTATTGTACATGATTGACCCACGAACATGAATTGGCGTACCCTTCTTAAAGATAGTAGCTCTGTCTTCCCACTTATCAATGTCAGTAACACCACGTGGAAAACTTACATCTTCAGGTGCCAAGCTTTTAAATACTTCGTAGAAGTCTGCAACAAACTTTTGCAAGTCTTTTTGGTTACCCTCAAGCATGATCTTATATGCTTGCTTAAACTTAGTGCGTACTACTTGAGGTGTTGAAGATTTTACAGCTTCGATGCCCATGATCTTAAGTTTTGGTTCTGCGTATTGAACACCTTCAGAGTTGTGTACGTTAAGGATGTATCG